TAAAACCTAAATTCGCGAAACAATTTAAATACAAATACTACCGTGCTATTATCACTGGCCACAAAGTCATGGAGAAATCTGAGAATTACTCACAGAGCGGGTTTTCCATTAAATTCATGACAGGAGACTTCTCAGAACTGGTGCAACATGATTATGGTCTACTTCGCTCTTGTAAAGAGCCGCAAAGGCTATTAAATCAAGTTGTATCCGACTACCAAGGATTCCTAAATACAATTCCTAAAGGTGGCGTATCTATCGAAAGAGATGCAGTTGCTAATTTACAAGGCTTTTTAGATACATATTCTAAGGCCAAAATGGTTACAATATATGAGCCGGGCGCACTATCAGGCGGTAAAATGCAACCTAAGATTGCTCCTCCACTTCCTCAGGGCATCTTAGAGATGATACAATACGCAGATGCACAGATAATGTCTGTATGCGGCGTTACGCCTGAGCTCATGGGTATGATGGCATCAAAAGAGCAGAATAGCTCATTTATGCGTCAACAAATTAGACAAGGACTGACAACTTTAAGTACGTATTTTGATGCACGTAGAGCTTATCTGCAGGATCAAGCGAGGCTCTATATTGACTGTGTACGTGTCTTGGCCGAGAATAACGAAGGGAGGCTCGTACACGATGTATTAGGAGAGTATGGGGGACAATATTTACCGCTTTTACGCGATAATATAGCTGCAGATTACGATATAATCATCGATGAAACACCTACAAGTCCAGATCAAAAAGAAGAAACATTCTTAAAACTCTTGGATATGCAGGCAGTAATGCTTAATAAGCCAAATCCTATCGATCTTATGCCTTTGATTATGGAATATGCACCATTCCAACAAGATGTTGTGAAGCAAATTAAAGAACTTATGCAACCTCCTCCGGCTCCTGAACCAGATCTTATTAATGAGCGCTTACTCACTACTGAAGCGGATTATAAACAAGCATCTGCGTATAAATTAACTATGGAAGCCATGGAGAAAGAGCAAAATTTACGATATAGCCCCGCCAAATATATAGCAGATATCAACTTAACGGAAACTAAAGCTGCAGCTGAGTTGGCAAAAATAGAACAAATGACTAATGAGAGAATTGATAAACGAATGAGTGCAATCTTTAATCAACAACTGTAGGAGCACTATGATTGATCATTCCACTAACGTACCACCAAAGGAAGTATTTGGTAATCCCGATGCCTTTCGTGCCGAACTAGCTAAACTAGAACCTGAACAGCCTACTCAATATCCCGATCCAACTCCAGACAATATCCCTGAAGATGATATTAATATGTCTCATGAATCTACCTCAGGTGAAGAGAACATACCGGAAGAGTCAGAAGAATCGGTAGAAGAACATAACCAAGAGACATCTACTGAGCGAGCTGAAACTTCCGGAAAAGAGAAATCTCATTTGATTCCTAAGTCACGTTTTAATCAAGAAATCGAGAAACGCAAGGCTTTAGAAGAACAGTTAGCTACTGAACGCGAGAATAGAATTCGCTTTGAGACGCAATTGCAGATGCTCGATCAACAACATCAGAATGCTCAGTTACAACAGCAACAACAAAATGCTGCAATGCAACAAGAGGTTCTTGATAATATAGATCCATTAGATAGCGATACTTATAACTATGCTAAACGTGAGATAGATGCCCTTAAAGCGCAACTTGCAACCGTAGCTCATGAGACTGAACAACGCACTAAAGAAATGATCTATACTAATCGCGTTACTACAGATGAAGCTAAATTTCAAAAAGATCATCCTGATTTCAATGATGCTTTTGCTCATGTTCAGAAAGTTGAACTCGATATTGCTAAGAATCTTCTTGGTAATGAGGCAGCCGCGCAATCTTATGTTGCAGATCGCATGCGTGCAGTCTTGACTACCAGCGTAGATAGTGGCAAAAATGCCGCTGAAACAATCTATAATATGGCGAAAACATATGGCTATAATACAACTACCAGAAGCGAAAAAACCAAGCCGGCTATCAATGTGGAAGCCGTCGCTAAAAATATGGCACGTACTGCTAATACTTCTAACATTGGTAACAGTGGTACTTTTGGCAACGTTCCTACTGACATAGCTGCTGCACTTGATAAAAGTGGACGCGTTGATGTGGGTTTATTCCATAAGCAATTAGAAAGACTTCAAAAAAACATGTAGACCACATCCAAGGCATAAGTTATTGTAATATATAATGTTCTGGAAAGAAATTCTTACTTATTGAACCTTTGTAAGTTGCACTTTCCAGACGCACACTTGCTAGGGCGACGCACAGCCAACAGAGATCAGCAACTCTATAAAAGGTTCGAGCCAAGGCACCCTCGATAAACAGCCTCGTATTGCAAGAGATAAGTAAAATTTATTTCAATCTTTACGAGGGATACTCATGTCTACAACGACGTTTAGTACCAACTCGGCGAGTACGGTCAAGTTATGGTCACAAAGAACTCTTTATGATTTCGTAACCGATACCGAGATGTTAGGCCAAATGATGAAGGCTGGCACACTCCGTCGTGTTGATGATACTTCTAAAACCGCTGGTGACCGCGTCACCGTTTCTTACCTACAAAGACTTACAGATCAAGGTTTACTTGGTATGCAATCTGCAACTGGTTTGGAATCTGCATTAACCTACTTTACAGACAACGTAAGTATTGATCAGCTACGTATCGTGGTGGAAAACCCAGCACCTTACACTATCGATGCACAACGTGTTCTGTATAACATTCCAGAAGATACCTACAGAGTTGAATCTGAATGGATGAAAATCCGTGGTCTTCTTGGTGCTTTCAACCAAATCGCTGGTAACACTGCAACAACTATTACTTATGATGGTGTAGCTTACTCAGGTAACGATAGACTAAAAATCACAGGACTAAATGCTGCTGTTGCTCCTTCTACTACTTCTGGAGTAACTAGGATCATCAGACCTAATGGTTTAACAACTGACCAAGCTGTAGCTGCAGACACAACTGCTACTGCGAAGTTAACCGATATCCTAACTTGCGAAACTATCGCACAAACCTCTAGGCCTTATATCAGGCCGCTTTCTGAAACTTCTGAAATCAAATATCACTACTATGTACACACTCAATGTTACATGGATTTGATGACCGATGCTTCTGCAAGTCTACAGTACAGAGATATTCAACAAGCGTTGATTACTTCTGGCCGTGGTGAAGGAGAAATGCAACGTAGTTTTGTCTTCTCTCAGACTCGCGTTTTCAATTCTGATAAAATACCAAATGGTGTTGATTCAGGAACTTCCGCAGCTGTTGCTAACTCTAGAAGAAACATCTTCACTGGTCGCGATGCCGGTGGGATTTGCTTCGGAAAAGGCTTCACTGATGGTAGGGAGAATGTGGCTGGATTCCTGGTAAAAACTGACTTCCAGGACGTAGGCAATTTGCAAAGAATAGCTCTAATTGGGATCTTCGGAATTAAGAAGGTTGTGTTTAACAGCAATGATAACGGTTCCATCGTGTCCGTTAACTATAGCTCAATTTAGAGGTACAAAATGGCTACAGCTTATGCTTTTTCTTCTCTGGTTCCTGATAGTTCATTTCCGCCAAAATGGTCGACGGGGATGGATCAAAGGATAGAATTTCAATACACTTTAGCAGGTGCCGTAGTAACTGGAGATACTTTCACAACTCCAGCTAATGCGCTTCCTAATAATGGGTTTAGAGTTCTTGAAATAGAAGTTATTTCTCCAGAACTAGACACCGATGCAACTCCAACCGGCACTTTTAGTGTTGGAGACTCAGGAGTTGCTGCTAGATTCATCAATGCTGCCCCTATGGGTATCAATGGTGTTACTACTAGTGGTGAACAAATGAGAACAGCTATTAACATTGCTCAAGGATTAACCTCAGGCGTTGTTTCTACTGGTTCAAACTATCTTTATGCATCTGGAACATCTCCAAGACTAGTTATGACTTTAGCAGGCACTGTTGCTACAGCGCAAACTGCGGGCACAATTAGACTTATAGTGACTTTCCGTTGTACTGAAGAACAGTAAAATGAGGATTTGATGGCTGTTACTTTTGGTGCGCTTATTGATCAGATTTTAGAAGATACTAACAGAGATGGCGCTACGCTCCTAAACGGGTCTCTGAGCAGTACTTATAGAACAGCAGTAGGACGAGCCATAGTGACGGCCATCAAATATGTAGAAAGCTCTCTGTACTGGGCTTATAAAACTAATACTAACGTCACTATTACTACAGCGCTTAATAGTATTGCATTGCCTCCTGATTTTAGCTCAATTATTACGGTGCAATTTAATATTGGAAATTCTTTATATAGTCTTCGTCAGGGATTCTTGAATATTACTTTTGAAGACTTAATAGCTCTTTATCAGAACTCGGCTGAAACTGGCATTCCAAGACAATATGCACTCTTTAATAATACACTATATGTTTATCCAACCGTGGGTGCTGATACAGTCTTTACTGTTTGGTATTATCAAAAAGATATTACTTATCCCGTTACTGACTCGGATACTTCTATTTGGTTCGGAGATGAAACTGTGGATTTAGTTCGTATGAAAGCTATGGAAAGATTTTATCATGATACTCTCCAATCTTCAGAGATTGCTAATACCTATTCACTTG